TATAATGTGTCTGTCTATTAATACCAACCGACCTAACAGCTGTTGTAACAACTGATAAACTTTTTTCCAATGCTTTGAGCATTAATCTTTTTTTATGTGTCGAAACTTGTCTATTTGCCATTTAACAAAATTACATAAAAAAAAGGGAGTTGTAAAACCCCCTTTAATTACCTAATGCCAATAGCTTCCACCTGGCTTCTTACGTTAGGTTTTTAAATTATACTTTTTTCCATTTATTTTAACTTTTATATCTGGATCTAGTTTTAACATTCTATCAATAATTACTTGACAATACTTTGGATCAAGCTCCATAGCATAACATTTACGTTTTAATTGATGTGCTGCTACCATAGTAGAACCAGAACCTAAAAAAAGATCAACTAAAATTTTTACTTTTTTGTGATTATTTATTGCTCTGTTAGCTAATTCAACTGGTTTTTGAGTTGGATGCATATAGTTTGTATCTTTTTTAATTTCCCACAAATCACTTTCGTTGTTAATACCCTCATCTAACTTACCATTGAATAAACAAAACTCATGTTGATGTCTATAACCTTTACCTAAACCAAAAACATTTTTTGCCCAAACAATACATGCCTTAAAATCTAATTTAGTTTGTAATAATCCATAAAATTTCCAATTACACCATATGTAATAACAACTAGGTTTTAATATATTTAATATTGATACAAGACCATTTATTAAATTTTCAAATTCATTTTCAGATATATCATCATTTTTTATAACATCAAATTTACCACTCCTACCATTAAAAGCTACATTGTAAGGTGGATCAGTAAAAACCATATCAGCTTTTTTGCCATTCATTAATTTAGTAACTAAATCTGCATCTGTACTGTCACCACACAATAACCTATGTTCGCCTATCTCAATTAAATCACCTAAAACAACATCAACTTTCATTTGTTCTGGTTCAGTATAATCATCTTCTTCTGCATCTAGTTGTATTTCATCAAACTCTGGCAAATCTAAACCCCATTCATTTAATTTTTTTGTATCCCATTCATTAGCTAATATATCCCAATCCCAATCACCAAAACCAACATTATCTTTTATTATAAATTCTTGTTTTTGTTCTTCTGTCCAACCAATAGCTTGATGTATATAAACCTCAAATAAACCAGCTGATTTACATGCTTTTAATCTCATATTGCCACCAAGTACAATCATATTTTCATCAACTACAATTGGTCGTTTTTCCAACATTTCTGGAAACTCCTTAATTGATTTAACTAATTTTTTAAATTTAGAATCAACAACATATCTTGGATTGTTAGGATTCTCTTTAATTTCTTTGATGTTTACTTTTTTAATCATGTTTGCTTTTTTTGTTGTACAAATATAAATACAAATCCCATATTTTACTACTTGCATCTTTTTGATATGCATAAGTTTTAGGTGATCTTATAAGCTCGCCATTATCATTTATTTCAACATAGCATTTTTTTTTACCCTTAATAGGAACTATATAAACTTTTATATTATTTTCTAAACACCAGGATTGTGCTTTTAAATATTTATTCATATAAAAAGTTTAATAATTAAGGCAATACAACTAAAAATAACAAATCCCCAACCTATTAATGCAACTAACACTAATAACTTTAAAAAAAACTTATGTAACTTTTTCATTCTGTGCCAGATATTATGTCTTTTTTATTAGCATCATCAACTAGCATTGCAAATCCTAAAAATAAATAATTCAAAGCATCTGCATAGCGACTATCTATTGGCTCAGCTTGATGCATATTAGAATCACCAGCATGGCTTAAAATAGCTTGTATATGCTTATTAAAAAATACTGCCCAAACTTCCATAGGTGTAATCCCTATGCTTTCAGCAGTTGATTTAAAGTTATGTAATACATCAATACTTTTATTTGTGTATTCTGGTTGTTTAGCATTCATTATATCTTCTGCTTTAGATAAAATATAATTTTTAGTTTCTATAAATTCTTTTTGATTCATGTTATTTCTATGTTATTTTATGTTAATTTATGTTAAAATGGTACGTTATCTTTTATTACTTGTATTTTCTTTTCGCCTTGAAATATCTCTTTATAGATACCCCCATTTTCAAAATCTGGAGCTATCTCAAAATCACCTAGTTGCCCATTTTCTTTACGTTTTACCTTTTCCACATGAACTCTAACAACATCACTTTTATATTTTGTTCTTTGCCCTATGCATCTATATGCAATTAATCCATTATATGCTTTATTAAAAAAATCAGCACTACCAGAAATATCATAAAGAGTTGGTTTTTTATATACACCACCCTCACTTTCAATTTTTCTAGGATGTGCAACTAAAAATAAATGAGTGTTTGTTTGTTGACAAAATTGTGTTATTTGACTTAGTATTTTGCCTATATAACTATGATCTCTTTGAGCTGAGTGATCTAACATATTCCAGGGATCTATAACACATACATTTATACCCTTTTGAAATACAAGCTCCCTAAATGCATTTAAAATGCCTTTTAAGGTTAAGTTTTCTAAATCAATCTTAATCCAAAAGAAATGATCTTCAATAAAATCTTTAGTATTGTTTAGATCTTCACTATTACAATTCTTTTGATTTAATTTATTAGCTATTCTTTTTATATGTCCCTCATAAGGAAAACTCTCAGGTGAAAACATTGCACATCTAAAATCATGATCAACTGCTATATTACAAAGTATTTGATCTAATATATCTGATTTACCACTATTTGGAATCCCACTAACTACTGTCCACTCACCAAATGCCATTTTAAAATAATTATCAGCTCCTGGTAAACCAATAGAATAATTAGTTATACCATTTTCATTATAATTTAAAACATCTTGCCAAATGTTATCTAAATTAAGTACACCCTCAAGTGGAAAATCTTTAGCTTGTTTAATTATATTTCTAAGTGTCTCAGCTCCCTTTTCAATTAAAACCTCATTAGCATCTTTGTAATCACCAAACTCAACATATTTACATCTATACTTTCCAAATCTTCTAGCCAATTCATTTCTTAGTTGTAACCCAGCATCATCATTATCAGTACAAAGTATTATCTCTTTTTTATCTTTAAAATATTGATAGCAATTATCTAAGTATTCTAATTTTTGAGAACCTTTACTAGCGCCATTAGGAACTGAACAAACACTATACAACCCGGCTTCATGTAAACTAAGCGCATCCATTTCGCCCTCAACTATATAACATCTATTTAATTCTTTAATATTATCAATACCATAAAAAATAAGCTCAGCTCCAGAAACTAATTTAAAATTCTTTTCACCATCCCTATACTTTACATTTACAATTTCATTATTTCTGTAATAATTAAAATTTATACATCTTCTTTTTGCTTGAACTTGTGGCATAAATTCTAATGATTCACCAATTTTCCAATGAATTAAAGTTGGCTCAGTTATGCCTCTATTGCCAAACCATTTAATTACTCTCTCGGCAATGTTGGAATTGACTTTAGGTGGTAAAACATACTCAACTTTTTTCTTAAACTTAATACCTACATTGCCACCCCATCCACAATGATGACAATTATACAAACCCTCATCAATATTTACCGATAAACAATCATCTGTTTTATTTTTTCTTGTATGTGAGCATTTTGGACATTTGGTTTTAACAGATCCACTAGATCTTTTAAGGTTAATACCTAAAGCCAACAAGTCATTATAGTGATTCATAAATAAAAATATTTTTTAAATATAGAAATAAATTTTAAATATTTAATAAAAATAATAGTTCTTTTTTTGTTAATAGATTACTTTTTTCAATAACATAGGATTTAACTTTAGTCATTTTTTTATTACAATCTTGAAAAATAATATTGTTTAAACTAAAACCCTCAAAAGTATAGTTTGGATATTTACAAGTAAACAAGGCAAATATTTTACAATCAGTATTTGCATATTCTGGTATCATAAGTGGATGATCTTTTCTATTTACTTTTACATCCACAGAATGTCCTAACCATTGGTGATCATAATCATCAGTTTTTAAAACTTTACTAGTATTATGTATTTTAAAATCTGGATATAAATTATTTTCCCTTGCAAATATAAACTCACCTCCAAAACCAACTATATTTAATTCAAGCTCTGATTTAGGATTTACTGTCTTAGAGCCATCCCATCCAGTTTTAATTTTATTATTATGCCTTTGCTCAGCTGATAGCTTTACAATAGCTTGTTCGTATTTATCTAAACTATAAACTTTGCCAATAATCATTTTATAAAATTTTTAAGCTCCAAAATTTCATCTCTATTTAAAATTTGTGATAAATTAAATTTATTAAGTTTAT